TAAAATATACAAAAAGATACAAGGATATCTATGCCTTCAGATAAAAACCTTGATGACAGAGATTTGTTCATAGTGCACGCAAATAGTGATGACTATGAAAATGCACCAGATGCCATAAAACCAAGAAAAGAAGTATTTGAAGCGATAAGAAGCAATATTAGGACATCATATGATAAAAGGGGTATAAGGGATGCCACAATTGAAGGAGCTGGTCTTGGCGGGTCAGCCGGGGTACTTCTTGGTATAAGGAATGGACATAGCAGAAGAGAAAAGATTGTCAAGGCGGCTCTTGGCGGGCTTGCTGGAGCTTTCGGTGGTGGCGCACTAACACGACTTACAGCAACAAGAATAGTTGATTCAAGTCATGGAATAAATGCAAAGACAGGAGAAATTTCTCCTACATTGCAAAAAGTAAGGGCCACAAGAGATAAAAGAATATCCGGAATAGCTCTAGCTGACATGAAAGCAACAGGAAGAAAATTCTGGGGGCCTGCTGATCCAAATATGGAATTCAACAAAGCAAGAGCAAGGATGCTAAAAAAGTTCATGAAGACGAAAAAGAAAAACAACAATATTAAGGAAAAAATGCTTTTTATTGATGGTGATAAAGTTACTGTAGGATAATATTATGGGCAAAAACATTAAATACAAATTCGGAAGAACATTAAGGGAAAAGATTGACAGCAAGCATGATAGAGAAAAGTTAAAAGACAAGCTTGGTAGCAGTGCGTTTCTTATTCCAGGTGAGAAAAAATTTCCTATAGTTAATCCAAATACTGGAAAGGTTAGCTGCAAAATGATCAGAGCTGCAAAAACAAGAGCTGCCCAATTTGGATACAGTGATGTGTACAGGAAAGCATCTGTCCTATTTAATCAGAAGTGCATGTCAAAAAGAATGCTTGAGAAGAAATCAAGACTAACAGAAGATATGAGTACAGATGATGTAATAAGAGCTACTGGAGATGTAGCTGGTACTGCTGTTGGGGCAATTAGCAACATAGCTAGAAGCAAACCAAAAACCACAAAAGATATAGTGCTAAAGGGGGCTACTGGCGCATTCTTTGGGATGGAAGCCGGAGATGGTCTTGGTGATATGGCGGCATGGATAAATGGAAAGATGAAAAAAGGAAAAGAAAATGGAAAATTACAAAAAAAGCAATGAGTATAAAGTTTTAGAAAAACTTGCTGACCTTGAAAAAAGACTTGAAGCGTACAATTTGAAAGCAAAAGACTCGAATGGTGAAATTGGGCTGTCATCTATAGACAAAAATACAGTTCCTGCGCCAATAAAGAGGATTATAATAATTAAAAAATCAATGCCAATTCCTTTGCATGTGATGAATTCAGCAATAGATGATGATTTTGATGTGCTATTGTCGCATATGTCACGTCATAAAATTATGCCTACCCCAGGAGAGGCCTTGTATATGGCATTAGGAAAAAAAGACCCATTTATATTTGATGCCATAAAAGATATAACAATAGGTGATATTTTGAGGATGGCAAGAAACAAGGCCGCTGTAGCAGCTACTACATGTCCGTCTCCAATGAGGCTTGATGAGTTTGATATTCCTAAATACATAAAAATAATGTCTGAACTAAGAGGATTTGCGCCTGATGAATTAAGAAAAGAAGCGTCTGATTCTAATAAGTTTTCTTCTTCTGTAGAGAAAATAAAGTTTGAATTTTCAAATGGAAATGAAACAGAACTATCTAAGAAATATGTGAAAAGAAATGCCGATGATATCCAGAGGCTAATAGATGATGGGGCGATTATTCGTGTTGTTCAAATATTAAATAGTGGAAGAGAACATACGGTATATTACAATCCAGGTATTAACGCTGAAGACTCTGTATATCTTGAGTTATTAAAGAAGCATGTTGATAGATAGAATTGCTGAACAGCAATATACAGTTTTACGCTATAATTTTACAATATAACAAAAACAATTCTTTAAGGATATAAAAATGTCTGATAAAAACGACCTCCTTCGAGACATTCTTGACTCTTTGAGTGATGAAGAAACAGAGATGATTGAAAAGACAGCTACTGATGCAGGCTCAATAAAAGAGACTGAAAACAAAGAGGCAAGAGAGAAGGTGAAGGGGGAGACTCCTTCAAAAGAAGAGAAAAAGCTTGGCCTTTCAATCCTTGGAAAAAATAAATATGAAGAAGATGTAAAGGATTTTAAAGGCGTTGATGCTAATTCTTCAGACGGAAATGGCACAGAGAATATTTCAGTAGGCAATACGCCAGTTGAGCCAGGAACAATGTTTGAAAAGAAAGCAAGCGCAGATGCTATTTCTCAGATATATGCACTTGCCGGGATTGATCTTCAAAAGACGGCATCAGAAGGAAGCCACGAGGATATGCTATTGAAGGTTGCTTATGATACAATGGAAGAAATGAAAGACCTTGAGAAGGTTGCTGAGGCTCTAGCTGAAGAAACAGCAGAGAGGTTTATGAGAAAGATTCAAGAGCTTATGGCTTAAGGGGTTTAAAATGTCTTTTGACAAAAGCATACTAAAAAAAGTTGCAAGTGAAGTTAGAGCAAGTGGTGTTGAGTCTGCTTTTGGGAAAGACTTACTTAAGAAGGCTTCCGACACACGAATAGCGTACCTTACTGCATTAATTAAAAATCTTTCTAAGTAAGGATAGTTTTTGGTTTTCAGCGATTTTGATGTAAGGCGGATATACAAGAGGCATCCGCTACTGTCGCAATTCAGCAGCTCTTTGCCGTCGAACATAAAAGAGCTGTTCGACTGGATGGAGTTTATAATATATAATAATGCGATTGCGGCTGCTGGCATAAAAAAGCTCTCTGAGACCCCGGTTACAAATTTTAAATACTACACTGGGGATGATGAATTAGAGGGGACAACTGCAAATGTTGATAGTTGGAAATCAATACTTGAAAGATCACTAAACTTAAAATCTAAACTACTAAACATATCGTACAATACATTAGTATATGGAAATTGTTTTGTTTCTGTATATTCCCCAATAACGAGAATACTTGTTTGCAATACATGTGGGGAACGTGTCTCTATAAAGCATGCTAAAAACTTAAAAGTCTTTATGTCCAAGCCTCGAAGTATTGAGAACGAGGAATTCTACGATGAGGATGGAAAGAAGAAAAGTTCAGATGTTACAAACAAGCTGAAGAGCGGCAGAAAGAAAAAAACTGTTGTTGCCTTTAGTTGTTATTGTGAGACCTGTCATGGCATAAGAGTACATTCAGCCAAGGACTATCACAGCAAAAGTAAAGACTCTATAAATATTGTTGTATGGAATCCACATGACATAGAGATAGCGTCAAATACAATTTCTGGCGAAGAGGAATTTTATTACAAAGTTCCACAAGATCTAAAGACATCTATAAAAAATAATGATAAATTGATTCTTGCCACAACACCGATACCAATGATTGAAGCAGCACTTTCAAACAACTACTTCAAGTTTGACAATGGAACAATTTACCATTCAAAAAGAGAAGTAGTTAGCGGGATAAGTACATCGTGGGGAATGCCTGCGCTTACTGCCGCAATACCTGCATTTCTTACTTTGATGATACTTAGAAAAGCAAATGAAAAAATAGCATCAGACTATATGGTTCCGCTTAGAACTATTTTCCCTGCTCAGCAGTCTGGTCCGCAAGATATGTATAACTATATTGGTGGAACTGATTTTGTTCACAAAATAAATACAATGCTTAATAAATGGAAGCTTGATCCATCTGCTGTGCAAGTAACTCCTTTCCCAGTTGGTGTTGAAACAATACTTGGTGATGGAAAAATGTTATCACTAAACCAAGAAATCGATCAGCTTGAATCCAATATAGCCAATGCTCTTGGGATACCAATAGAATTTATCAAGGGTGGCCTTAGCTATACTGCTCAAGGGAGTTCTCTTAGACTTCTTGAGAACCAGCTGGCAAGGCTTACGTCAAATCTTGAAGACGTAATAGAGTTTATTGTTCAAAAAGTTGCAAGAATTATGGACAAAGAGCCAATACGTGTAGGTATGATTCCATTCAAGATTGTTGATGATCTTGCTGAAAAGTCAGCAATTGTACAGCTTGCAATGTCTGGACCAGACAAGATCAGTGCTGGAACACTATTTGAGTTATTTAATCTCGATGCGATAAATGAGAGAAGACGACTTGAGAATGAGCAAAAAGAGCAGATAAAGCAACAGCTTGAGCTACAAGACTATCAGCAAGAAGTTGCATCAAGTATTGAGGAACGGGCAAAGAGCGCAGCGCAGATGGCGAATAACAGCTTTAGCAATATAAATCAGCAAGCATTAATGCAAGAAGCTGAGATGTATGTTGAACAGCTTCTGCAGATGGATGAAGGCACAAGACGTTCGCAGCTTGATGAGATGGCAAAAACAAACTATATTCTGTATGGTGTTGTAAAGGCGCTTCTTGAGATGAAGCAAAATAAAGAGATATATAGAGCAGGGAAAGAGGCTGTTAAGAGCCAGTAGTGTCCCAGCGCTCTAATGTGAACGTTATATCATCTGAAATTTGGATAAGGCTTATCGTATCTTTAAGCGCTTCCTTGGCGATTATTGATAGTTTATCATCAGATAGCATCTTCGGTACTACATCTTCGGATTCAACAAATACCCACCCTTCTCCAGGTACTTTTACAGAGAAACCTCTATCGTAAAAAATAGCATTAGTCTTATTTGATAAAACTCTTCCGTATCTTGATATTTTTTTTGAGTTAACCTTCATTTCTGAGCAATTTATATATCCTTTGCAGTCAAGAACTCCATTAACTGCGATTCGTCCTTTAGCTTTCAAATCAAAACATATATCTCCTTCTCCATTTATTCCAATATCCCCAAGTACATTTAGTGTTGAAACTGATAGTAGTTTATTGTGAGTTATCACAGACCCCTCTATATGTGTCGCACCTATTATGCAAGACTCGCTTGTAAGAAGGTCCCCGGATATCATATTTCTTCCAAGAGCCTTAAGTGTTTTTGCCTGTATTGACTTTGAATTCAGCTGGCCATATATAACAAAAGCACCACCAGTAACAATATCTGTATCGGACTCAAGGCTACCTGTTACATATACATCTTCTACGATATGAAGTCTTTTTGGAAGAGATATTGACACATCTCCTGCAAATATTATTGAAGACAAGAGGAAGAAATCTTCCTCTTCTTGAAGCAGTGGATATTTACTTGTTATATACATCATCTAAACTATCCTCTACCATTCTGATTATTCTATATACTTCATCAAGTGTTATTGTCCCACCAGCAACCATTAGGCACTGTGCGTATCCAACAACCATTCCGATTTTCGGAATGGACCACCCTTTAGAAACAATATTGTTTTCTGCTGCTTTTAGCAGTTCCCAGGCCTTACACCCTTCACGTGTCCTGGTGATTAGATCCTTTATTGTTTCTTCCAAAATATACTCTTCCTTTGTTCTTTGCATTAATCTCTCCTACATTGGTATTTCTTTTAGTATATCAAAAGCAAGTTCTCTGCTGTTCATTTTGAATTTTATCTTTGTTTTGTCTGAAAATACAAGCAGAACAGAGACTGTTTTGTCATCATTGAATTCTATCCCCTTTTCTATAACCTCTCTTTCTCCAATAATTCTAGAGATCTTATTATCGAATATTGCCTTTGCTTTAGTCATATGATTCCCATTCAAGAATCGCAGATTTTACTGCAGATGAAGCACTGCAGTTTCTGTTGCGAACCGCATCGGATATGAACCTAAACTTATTTACGTCATATCCAATTGCTTCTACGTTCTCGCTATCCAGCCATCTTGTAAATAAATCATTTGCAATACTTGCAAGCTTTTCTTTTGGGTAATCTTTTCTAAATTTTCTAACATTTCCTTCATGCCATGAATAACTACTTCCACGATGATGCTCACTGCATAATGGAACACAAAGGTTATCATATCTCCTCGGTTGTCTGCCAGTAACATGGTGGGCTTCTATATTTTTATTGCTGCACCCAAATACTACACATCTTTGTGTGTGTAGCCACTCCATAAATTCAGGAATGATTAAATCGTCATGCCTTTTTTTTCTTGGTTTGCTTTTTATCATGCTATTTTTTTTCTTGCCAAGCATAAAATCCCTGATGTACTTTTTGTTAAATACACCAAGATCATTCCCAGTTTCGTCAAATACCCTATATGAATCTTCAGATTCCTTGTAAAAAGTTTTTCCATCAAATTCGCAGAAGTCATCTACATTAAGAATATCAAGAATCTTTAATAGCTCTTTCTTGGTTGACGCTTCCATTTATTTATCCTATGCGCTGCAGCTGTCACAAGAGTCATGCTCACTGCTTTTTGGAGTATTAGTGTAATATATTGTTTTGCACCCAAGTTTCCATGCAAGCATATGCAATCTTGATAGATATTTATAGTTCCAGTTTTCTTCCTTTATCCAAAGGTTGAAACTTTGACTTTGATCAACAAATAATTGGCGTATAGCATTCAATACTATCAGCTTCTCTTGATCAGTTTCATACGCTAGACTGTAATACTGATTTAGCTCTTGAAAATCCGGGACAAGAACCCTTGTTGATACCGCACCATCAAGCTCATAACTATAGTACATTATTGGTTCTATTGATTCTGTCAAATCTCTTGATGTAGCAGAACTCGCTGTTGGCGCAATTGCGCTCATTAAGGCATTTCTTACACCATACTTCAGTATTCTCTCACGCAGCACAGAATCAAACTCATAATCATACAAATGACTAAACTTTTCTTTCACAAGATTGTTTCCTAGATCATAAGGAATAATACCCTCGGACCATTTTGTTTCATCGAACCTTTTGAATCTACCACGCTCTTCTGCTAATACTGTATTTTGGTAAATTATTGCATTTGATATACGGTTAAAAAGCTTGAAAGTTATTTCTTGTGCCTCTTCCGTATCAAGCTTTGCTTTCTTCCTTGCCATATAATTTGCGTAATTGTTGTATCCAAGACCTATGTATCTGTAGTCAAGATTTGTCTTTTTCCCAGCGGCACGCATATATCTTCCTATATCTATAGTGTTATCAAGCACTAGGGAAATAATATATACAACATTATGCAACTCATCATCAGGAAGGTCTGCTATATTGCAGTTAAATGAAGCAAGATTACATAACGCAATCTCTTCATTCCTATACTTTGTGACCATATACTCATCGCCATCTTCTGAAACTATAGATTCTTTAATTAGTTCTGCTGGTCTTGACGGCTCAACAATTTCCATACAAAGGTTACTTGACCCAACATATCTATTAAGCATACCAGCATTGTTGACATTATCTGTCATGAATTCATATACATTTCCTGTTTGGAATGAGAATTTCAAATGAAGTTCATGAATATCACGAGCTTTTACTTTTTTCCTTCTTATTCCATGTCTATCAACATACGACTTGTATATCTCAATGAACTCATCACCGTGTGCATAAAGAAGATCGGGAACATCTACAGGGTCAAACAAATATACATACTCGTCTTCTTCTACCATCTTGTTGAAAAAGTCATTAGTTGCCAATGAGTACTTTAAATGAAGAGCTCTATTTTCTTCTGTCCCGCTTGACGCATCTTTTAATTGAAGAAAATCCTCTATATCCATATGCCACCAATGGCATGTTATTACTGCACTGCCTCTTCTTTCTGACCCCTGCATTAATGATGTTACAACTGCCTGTATATTTCTAATAAATGGAACAATTCCTCCTGTCTCAACACCATGTTTTGTATATCCTCCTTTTGCCTGAACATGTGTTATGTCAAAAGCAAGGCCGCCTCTTCCTTTAGTATACAGTCCAGCTGTAACAAGCTTATTCATTAGGTCCCATGTATCATTGCCTATTGTATTTAGAATGCAGCTTGCAAATTGATTTAGTGGTGTAAACGAATTCATCATAATTGGCGTAGCTAGAGTAGCCTTTGCTGTTGACAAAATATCGTATAATTCTTTGATAAGTTCAAGTCTTGAATACTTCATCTTTGGAATAAACTCATTACCAAGATTGTAACAAAGTCCCATAGCGACACGTATGTATGTAATTTGAGGAAGCTCAAGCTTTTTTGTTTTGCTGTAATTTTTACAATACTTTTTATTGAATTGCCTTAATGCATTTATTGAAAATGAAAAATCCCTCTCAGGGTCAATAAATGATTCAATAACTTCAAGCTCCTCGTCTGTGTATGTTGATGCAATATCTCTGTCGTATACCTTACTTGACAACCCTTTTTGTATAACATCTTTGAGCTTTGGATACTTTTTGTCTTTTATATTATATGCTTCAGAGTATAACTCAAGTACATACAACTTAGATGCCACGAATTGCCAAAATGGCTGAATTTGACTTACTTTACTCTCTGCAGTCAATATTAGATCACGGTATAGGTCTTTTATTTTTACCTTGTTCTTTAGTTTTACCTCTGTGTCACGAAGAAGAATGTCGGCAAGGTCTTGATTCCCATTGCATGCCCACAGAGCTACTCTATTCATCTTCCTTCTTGAATATGGTTCTTCTCTTCCATCTCTTTTTATTACTGTGAATGTTCTACTTTTGATATTTCCAAGGGATTCGCTCATTTTTTTGCTCCAAAAAGAATTTCTTTTGCATCAACCTTTAAATCTCCGTCTCTGAATCCATTATCGTCAAGAACCCCAATGTTGTATGTAAGAAGGTCTGTTTCCTGTGCTAGCGCCTTTGTTGCATTTAGGTTTTTTTTGCTTTCAAAGAACATTACTATTTCATTCTGATCCCCATTGAATTTATCACTATTTCTGTTTCCAATATACTTTAGAGCCAAATGAGTGTAATATTCAAGAAAGTCCCTTATACTTTCTTCAGTAAACCCAGATATATCTTGTATTGATGAAAGATATTCAAACCATTTAATTTCACTTTCTATTACTTCAGAAAAACAATATGAAATCATCTCATCAACTTCATCAGTAAAAAGATGAGTGAACCCTTCATCTTCTTCATTTCTTAATATTGTTAGAAGATTTCTGAAAATAACAGTATGTATTATCTCGTCATTCAGTATAAGCTTTATATTGTTAACTGAGCCCTGCATAACCTGACTATTTAACTCATTGATTTTAAAAGTATATAAGAATGAAACAAAAAACCTTATATTTTCTAATGCATATTGCCTTGCAAGTACCTCAATTATTGCCAGCTTCCTATTGTCTATATCATCATCTTCCATTTTTTCCTTAAGTGACGAGTATGACTTTAGCTCTATATCAAGCCTTTTTCTTATGAATTCATTTTTAAACCCATCATTGAAGAATCTTTCTGGATCACTAAACACCTCTCGTATATTCCAACTATAGGCTTCTGAGTGCAAGAGTTCGTAGTGTGCCTGCCATTTAATTACAGCCTCCCATTCTGGAGACGTAATATATTCAGCAAGCACATTGTCTAGAAATCTATTTGCAAGACTATCTGCCATAGTCTGAAATAGAAGATTTGCTTTATAGATTTCTCTAAACTCTTCAGAGAGTGCTGAATTAAATCCTGTTCTGTCTTTTGAAAAATTTATTTCTCTTGGAAACCACGTTGCGGCTTGTTGGGCTCTTACTAGTTTTTCTGATATTGGGTATTTATATCTATCATATCTCTGTATTCCATCATGATTTCCGAAAAATATCTTTACGTCAGACACATTGTCTGTGGACTTTGAAAAATCAAGAATATAGTCTGAAGCCAACTTTATGTCTGGTGCTTTTTTTCTCATCTCATATTACTCCACGTTCTTCTAGGCTTTTTATGGGATCATACGAATCGTTAGATTTCAATGTGATTCCGTTGTCTTTGCAGACATCAATAATAAACTTTATATGCTTATATAGTTCTGAATCAGATAAGTCTTTTATACTTACAGGATTCCCAAAAAATCTAATCAGTTGCATGTGTTTTTCTTTTTGAAATATGTATTTTCCAATATTTGTATTTGCTGTTTTTTTAAAATCAGTATCTATTAGCTTAAAGAAAAACTTCAACTGATAAATATTTACTTTTGGAATACATATTTCAGCAGAAAAAACAGAATTTTTGTATTTTATTTTTTCTACATTAGATTTAAGAATTTCCCCAAGTATGGCGTGATAGTATCTATTTGTCTTTCCTGTTGGCATCTTTTACTTTCTTGTATTCTTCTTCAAGCAGACTATACAATTCCTTTTCTATATCATCAGGATTTGTTGACTTTACTCTCAATGCAAGCTCTATCATTGCCTCATTATCTTCTTTTCCGTTCCAGTTTTTTATATATTCTCCAGTTTTATATCCATTTTTTTGTCTAAACTCATTCAAAACAGATTTTCCAAAGAATAGTTTTGCCATATCATCATATGTCATTCCTGCATTCCCAGAAATAGAAGATATTAAAAAAAGAAGCTTTTCTGGAGACATTCCTTCTAGGGTTGACACAATCAATTCTGATGTTGAATCAACTATCATGTCATATTTATTAATTCCGGATGCCTCTTTTTTCATGGCATTTTCAATAGATTCAATATTGTCTATACCTTCTTCAAGGGCTATTGAGAGAACAAAATGCAGAATATCAACAATTTCTATTTTTATGTTTTCTAAATCGAAACTTCCACTCTTCCACCACTTCCAAGGGGTTGAGTCTATAAGCTCTGCCCCTTCTTGAAGTATTGCAATATCCCACCTAAACCCTTTTTCTTTCCAGTTGTCACCAGCAACTAATATATTTAGCTCATCTTGCTTTTTAAGCATTTTTTCAAGAGTTGTCATGATTATATCCCTCCAGTACATCTTTCGCTGAAAGCCCGTGATATTTTTCCAGTAGTTCTCTTATCATTATTGCAAGATCCATTGTTTCTTTCTGTGTCCAATTCTTTGGTCCACCATCATCTGCGTAGGCATTTCTCTCTCTAAGGAAATGTGGCCATGCATTATCATCAATTACCCATCCGGTTATTACAAATTCTTTAATCTTAAAATAATATGGAGCCCTGCTATATATTTCCCTCTTATACCCAAGTAGTTTAAGAAGGAGCTGCACATCGTGCTGTGAGGCACATGCAATCATGTACTCTATAAATTCATCTGATGCTGTTGGGATCTTTCCTGAATGTATATCATTGGCAAGATTGTTTCCATCCCTCTCTGCTTTCTCAAGAAGCTCATTATTGCTATTTTTGTCATACAGCAAAGAAAGCCTCTCCTCAATATCTTCAGGTAGCCAGTATTCATTCTCTGCAGCAACCCTATCACTTTGAGACTCTGTAGAAAGCTGTGTATGCGTTACAACCTGCGCCCATACAAACATGGGAGCTCTTATTCTAAACGCAGCAAATCCATCTATTTTGTCGTTATACGGTATATTTTGATATATTGCATTTGCGTTTATCAGGGCTCTCATATTTGTGCACATGATATCTTCTCTTGGGAAAGAAGAAAATTTTATCAGTGAAATTACATCTCTATCATCTTCTATACCCATGTCATCGGTTTCACCATTTGAAATATTCACTACAATTGGCAAAAACTCAAACGGTCGTGATGGTCGGTTGCCTTCTGCTTCAGTCATTAGAGATTTATATCTCTTTTCAGGATTTGAACTTTCATCTTTGCCCCTGCTTACAGCTGCAAGAGATGTTGTCCAATTTATTCTATCTTCCTCGCTTCTATTTGCATATCTTGAATCATATATCGAAACCATCATTCCTTTTCTATCGATAGTCTCTAAAATCATTCTCTTCCTTTTCTAATTCGCTCAAGTTCTCGTGTTGCATAATATATTACCTTCTCAAGGTTTCTTTCAGGAGTATCCTTGTCGTGTAGACGATATAGGGCACAAAACGCTTCACCTACACTATGATTCATGTTTTTATGGTTCATTAAATCAAGGATATCTTTTGCGTCACTTGGAATATCATAATATGAGCTATAAAGCCCATCTGCATCATTTGCCATTAACTCTCCTTGGTTATTATGTATCCTCTTCCTAGGTCATCTACATGTATTGTCATTAGGTTCTTTGCATCGCTGATTGCTGAGTCAATCTTTCCTATATAGTCACTTTCAAGACATTTGATGTCTCTCAATTCAAGAAGAAGATTTGTTACATTTTCAGTAAACCCATACAAATCATCAAGATACTCTTTTTCTGTATTAGAAAGTGATATTTTCCTTTGATGTGACTTTATTACACGAAGATCCTCAGAGTCAAGTCCTGCATTGTTTAAAGCAACACCATCAAGTACTGTTATCTTCTTTTTTGTAAAACCTCTCACCATCCCTCCTAATCTTTTTTTCTTTTACAAGAAACTTCAAAGCGGGCTTTGCCCACTTCTCTGCTTTTTTTCTTGGATATCCTCCTGCAACACCTATATCTTCAGCAGTAATACCATTGATTCTACCATATCTTTCTATGATAGATAATATCTTTTCTTGCTTAGGAGTCATGACTATTCTTAAAATGGAATTTCATTTCCATCATCTTCATCGATATTGATTTCAGGTATTTTTGGCTCTTCTCTCCTCTTTACTGGCTCCCCTCTTTCATTTGGTGATTTCGGAGTATACCCTGATGAGCCTTCAGATTTTTTGCATGGTCCAAAATCGAATTCTCTAACCCTAAGAACATGCTTTGATCTTTTGTTTCCATTATTATCAGTCCATTTATCATGCTGCAAGAATCCATCTATCTCAACTAGAGATCCTTTTGAAAAAAATTCATTGAATTTTTCTGCCTTGTCACCAAAAATAACAATATCGAGGAAGCTTGTCTCCTCCATTAACTCTCCGCTACTCTTGTCCTTCCACTTTCTTGATGAAACAATAGCTGTTGTTGCTACAGCCGTTCCATCTTTTGTATACCTTAGTTCAATATCCCTAACGATTCTGTATGTCCCATGAATAGTAAATAACACTTTATTCTCCTTTTTTGATTGCGATATCTGCAATTTTCTCAAGTGTAGATAAAATCTCTTCTATCGTTTTTTCAAGCTCTCCAAATGAATCATCTTGTTCATCTTCGTTTTCGCTATTGGTGTCACTTCCTTGATATGACAAGTCAACAATCCCCCAATCTTCAGCTAGTATATCGTTTCCATTCGGTGTCCACTCAGATGCTACTCGTTCACCCTCATACACATATATTCTATCTCCTATATAGAATTTTGTTCCTTCAGGAACTACTGATGCTAATCCAATTTCAGAGAAATATCTTTCCTCTTCTGGGAGAATGAATAGGAATTTTTCCCGGTTTTCTTCTACCCACTTTTCTCTTGTAATATACTCTCCATGCTTTAGTGAATCTAATGCTTCGCAAAAAGTCATACTCTCTCCTATTTTTAAATTAAAGGCATATCTATATTGCCTTCTTCAGATGTAATAGTATCATCTGAAACCTTAGTAGAACCTTTATATCCTTGTTTTTCATAATCATCATCAATGTAATATACTTCTTCTGTTGGTGAAGATGAGTTTAGGAATGAAGCTGTTTTAGATTTAAATTTCAACTCAACAGATCCAGTTGGACCGTCTCTATTCTTTCCTATTATAACTTCTGCATCTTCCACTTCCGGCCTTATGTATTCTCCACTTTCGTCTGAATTCCACTCTTTTTCTTTGTAGTACTCTGGTCGATACAGAAATACAATCATGTCAGCATCTTGCTCAATGGATCCAGAACCTTGCAAGTCAGCCATCATTGGTCTCTTGTTTTCTCTTCTCTCAACATCTCTATTTAGCTGAGAAAGCAATACTACTGTAACCTTGAAATTCTGAGCTATTCTCTTAAGCATCTTTGTTATATCCCCAAGTTCTGTTGGACCGTGTTTCTTTGGGTCAATATGCATTTGAAGAAGATGGTCTACAAGAATAAGCTTTATATTATTGTTGCTCATTAATCTTTTTTTAATATCTATCTCAAGGTCTTCCTTGGTCATCCCGGATCTGTCTACAATATCAAGAAGACCATCTGACGCTAGAAAAAAATCTTTTGATCTTTTATATCTCTCATAATCACTAAGCATTCCCCTCTTCAGATTAGACAAGGGCTCTTGTGATTTAAATGATATCAGTCTCAGTAATGCGTTTTTGTCTACAACCTCCATAGAGTATAGGACTGCAGCATTTCCTTTTTCTAGTGTTGACACTATTGGGCCACTAAGGAAACTTGATTTACCCATAGATGGTCTTGCTGCAACAACATTTAATCCATTTTCAACAAAACCTCCTGCATACGTATCGAAATTATAATACCCAGTCTCATAATATGGCAATTTTTCTCCAGACTGAGCTTTCTCCATATCCCTTTCAATCTCATCTATGATGTCACCAATACTTCTTGTATCATCATCGATGCCTATTGACATCTGTATATCTTCAATTGCCTTTTCCACATCGACTATTGAGTCTATTATAGTGCTTCCTGACTCTATAGACTTTCTTATTTTCATTGATAAATCATGAAGTTTTCTTTTTTGCGTGTACTCTTTTAGTAATTTTACATAAGGGTCTATTGCTGTTATTGGACTTGATGCCATAACATCAACAAGTATTACTTCATGATTTTTTATTACCTTTGAAAGTCTTGGAGAAATAAAAGACTCATCTACAGGGAGGCCTTCTTTTATCAAGGATTTGATTATTTTATATATTTCACGATGCGCTGGAATAAAAAAATCCTCTTCTGACAAAAGCATAACGATTTTATTCGCACTATCCTCATCAAACATTGCGCTACTGAGTATGGCAGATTCCACACTTGGCGAGTAAAGATTATTTTCTTCGCTCATCTTTTATACTCTATCTCAGATTTTTTTCCGGACATAAGTAGAGAGTATTTTATTTTAGAGACTTCCGTTGCTGACTTCTTGTATAGCTTAAATAAGTAGTCGAAGTATCCGACGTTATGTATACTCCTGCATATCATTTCAAGTCCGCCAGCAGTCTCTATAGTCTTTTTTTCTGTTGATGAGAATAATGAAACTCCGCCCTTCATCCATTTGTCTGGATCTAGCCCAGGACTCCTTCCTTTAGAAACAAGATTTTTGTTTGTATCGCAGACCATCATTATATTTTGCTTGAATTCTAAAAATCTTTCACGGATATGGTCTTTGTATAGCTCTGGAACAGAATATTTCTCTGCTATTCTTTTTATCACCGGAAGGCTGAGTATATCCTTCTCGGTGGTTACTTCTTCGTAGAACTCAAATAGAGAGTTGTCCTTTTTTGCTATTTCAGAAACTATGTTTTTTAGGACCTCTCCCTCCTCTCTGTTTAGCCTTGGAAGCTTCTTCATTAGTGCGGACAATAGCTCTATGTGGGTCATTTATACTCCTCCTTGTTTGGCAATTGTAGCGTATCTATCCACTCTATCCCCTTATTAGACTCTTGATATCTTGATTCTAGCTCATCATTCCATTCATGGCCATGCAAATGCGTATATGCATTAGACCTAAGTTCATCTATATGGAACAACACTTTTACCTTATCTGTCTTTGATAGTGGGTGCTTTATTGGTATAGCAACGTACTCTGGTCCAAGATATGGTAGCCATTCACTTCTATCTCCATCCTCAATAGCCCTCATCTTCAACCCATGATTTACGCTCAGCCAAACACTTATGTACGCTGTTCTGTCTATTAAGTCATTTGCATTAAGGTCTCCTTGCACTGCTATATTATTCCTATATTTTTCCTGTGATGTTCCGGAGGAAACTCTTCCCTTAACCCTATCAAGTCTTTTTTCAAAGCCGCCTTCTACAAACTCCTCTCTATATTTTGAGTCTTTAGATATTCCATTGAGGAATGTTGATAAGTGAGCTGGCCCAAGCTCAAACATAGTACTTTCCATGTATTTGTCGAGTATATCAACAATTTCGTCTTCTGAAAAAAGCTGAATAGCGTTCTGGTAAGCTTCGTATGCCTTTTTCTTGTTGCCTTTCTGTTTGTGATATTTCGGTCTATACCTTGTCCATACTAATTCAAAATGAGCTGGATACTTGTTTGTTTTTATTGCCTCGCCAGATTGAGGCTCGTCCTCAATCTTCGAGGCTTTTTCTTCGCTTGTTGAATCAGGTATGCTTATTTTCGCCGTCTCTTTGTAGTCTCTTTGTAGTCTCTTTGTAGTCTCTTTGTATATAAATGGTCCCTGGCCAGGTACCACTGAAAGTCCCTCGTCAGGGACTACTGAAAGTCCCTCGTCAGGGACTACTGAAAGTCCCTCGTCAGGGACTACTGAGGAATAAGCAGTATACTCCAATGGTCCCTGGTCAGGGACTACTGGAGTATGGACAGTATTTTCCAATGGTCCCTCGTCAGGGACTACTGGAATACACGAGCTATACTCCAATGGTCCATCGTCAGGGACTTTCAGTGGTCCCTGGTCGGGTACTATTGGAGTACATTGCTTCAATTCCAATGGTCCCTGGTCAGGGACTACTTGGCTGTCAGTAATGCATATTCCTCTTGTTTTTGTGGTTGTTTGATCAGAACTTATGTTCCATTCTAATTTTCCGTTGTTTAATGTTGCTTTGTTTTTTATTTCTTTTGACATTGATAGAAGCTCGTCTAGTTTCCTCCAATTAACTTTGTAGTATGTTTTTCTTGGCATACCTTTTACGGTTATCTCAAGAAAACCAAGATCTTCTATTCGTTTCTTTGAACTTAATATTTCCTTTCTTGTTAACCCTGTCTCATATGATAGCTCAAGATTTGTCTTGTAGAAAGGATTTTTAGTGGAGGCCCACTGCAATATTCTAGAGACGAGTATTAGATCTTGTAGAGATGTGACTATCTTTCTTAGTTCAGGTTTTACCATTACATAGTCCAATTCTCTATAGCCTTTCATGCCGTAGGCCTCCTTTTCTATACGTAGTTTGTTGGTTCTGATACGAAGTAGTAATCAGTCTTTAACCTGATAACTGAGTTCATTGTAGGTATGTATGCCTTTAGATTTTCTATGAAGCTGTCATCGTCTTGATGCATTAAGGCAATTTTGTTTCCATCAATACGAATATCAGACATCAAGTGATCTATCCTCCTATAGTCAACATGTTCGTTGAACTTGTCAGGAAAAAAATCACTTATTGTAACTCCAAACCATTGAAATTTTGATGCTATATAGTCATTGAATTTTTCAATATCTATTGGTAGTTCTTGTTTTTCCATTCTTGAACCTAAACATATATTTTGTTGGACTCAATAGGCACTCAGTTATTGTTATTGGCTTGTTGCTTATTAGCTCTTTTGCCTTCTTGACGACATGTCTTCCATGCTTGCCCTCTCTCCATTCTTTTTCAAGTATTGCAAGGCTGTGAAGCCACTCTCCTAGCGTTGGAGGGCTTTTCCTCCTAGGACGTCGTCTTTTTCCTGGAGGAAGATGTCTTAGGGGAAGATTTCGTCCTTGTGGTGCGTCTTGTTGTTTCCAGTATTTCTACTGATTTTATTTTTCCTCCGCTTGGAAGCAGTGCTTCGGCAAGCTCTTTTTCTGATATCTCAAAAGTTATTTCAAGCTTCATATGTGACTCCTATTTTATGTCGCTTATTTTGAAGAATGCATATCCAGGCTTATTGTCTTTTTTTACTATTTTTGCACCAAGCTTTTCTAGTTTTTCTTCTGACCCATCAGGTGATGCCTCTATGTTTATTGCAACCCAATCTCCTCTAATTTCAAAAACTATTCCAAGTTCTTCTATTTTTTGTTCAGCAGTTGCTATTGTTTTGCTGGAAGAAATCATTGCGTCTTCTAAAGATGAAGATGTTGACGATTCTATATTATTGGTTTTGTCAAAATCTGTATCTTCGTTGTCTATTGCAACAGCATCGCTAAACTCTGGAGATATATCTATCCCTTTCATGGTATTTTTCAATGCAACTTTTTTTGCCATTTCGTAATACCAGTTTTTCCAAGGGCCATTATTTCCTGATTTTGATGCCTTTCTAGCCTGCTCGATATGCTCCCTTGTTACTGTCCCATATTTTCTCTCACCATTCTTTAATGTGATGTCCACAAGTACACCGACAAACTCTCCTTGAGGCTTGAATGGTAGAACTTTATATGTTAACCCATTTTCTGTTATTTCTACAATATCACCCTCGTATATTAGGTATGTATTGATTATTTTTACAGCACCATTTTTATACGCAAGCTTCTGTAGATAGTTGTGAGAGAAACTTACATCTATCTTATTTCCGTATGGTATAAAGTAGATATCATCATGATAAGCGAGTGTTGGGTCAGGTATCATTGCTTTTAGTATAGCCTCAGCAATAACATTGCTTGGGAATTGCGCAAGCTTTGGTGTTTTTGCAATGATTTGGTTTATTCTGTTTAACAATATTCCATTATCGATATCGCTATTTTTTTCTGCGATAAGGGTCAGCACATTCTCTGCAACTGACTTGGGTTCATGTTTTGTTATGTCGGGCATTTTGTTACTCCTGATTCTTTGTTATGGGCCTTCAAAGCCATTTTCTTCCTCAAGTGAATATCTGTACCACGATGGTAGTTGGCATACAGTAAATAGAGGTTCGGACTTTTTATCTTCTCTTAAGCCTTCGTATCCAGGCCATATGTCATTATTGATGTAGAATGACAGGTCATCCAGCGTTCTTTCAACCTTTGTTTGAGCAAGCGATATATCTTCATCGCTCATCAACACGACAGAGTGTAGATATGGTTTTTCTTTTTCTATTGCGATAAATCCGAATGATTTTGCATCTTTCCCGGAAAGCCTTGCTACGTATAGATAAAACGCTGCCTGTATAGCATACCCAAGATTTGCTGCATCTCTCATAAAGATCGATGGTTTAGCGTTCTTTGTGCTTTTTAGGTCAAGAAACATTCCAAGTAAATTTACATCTACTTTTATTTTTAAGATAATATTTCTTTTTTTATCAACGGTAAAGAGAGCTTTTTCACGCAGTGTGTTGTCGTTTATGATGATGCCGTCATATGTGTTTGTTCCGTTTTCGTCTTTTGGTCTCCTGAGCGAAGAGAAGATTCCGTCAAGCATTTCCTTGTCAGACTTTCTTATGATCTCTCTTGGGTCATCTTTCATTTTGTTCATGAATATTTTCCATTCTCTGCTCCTCTTGTCGTCAACAGGAGCAATTGCAAAATGACTGTCAAAATCGTCATTTTCTAGAATGAACTTATGAATTGCCCTCCCCAGCACAAATTTTTCAGATGATTCATTTTCACTTGATTCCATCTTGGCTTTTAGTTTTAGTGGGCATTCTTTTATTAGGTATTTTATTGATGTTGAGCTTATACCAGGAAGGGAATGATATAGATCATCATCAATGTCTACCCATTCATCGAACACGACTCCGGCGTCCTCTATTTCCTTTATGTCTGATTCTATTTTGTATTTAGACATGGTACACATCCTTTAAGAACTCTTCTTCTAATTCAAGAATTCTCTTGTGTATTTCCATGAGAACTCTTCCATATCTGACTCCTATCTTCCTAAATGGCTTTTCTGTTGTTGATGCCAGAACCTCTTTTCCATCAACTACTACAAAGTGATCCTCGTACACATTTGCAGTTTTTCCATTCATCTCAACAATGAATGATACAATTGACTCATCATTGTTTTTTACATGGAATACAAATTTGTTTTTTGAGAATCTTCTAAACCCTATTTCAGCAAGGTCACGAAGTAGTTTTCCTCTTGCTCCAAGTTTTTCTCTGTCTGCTTTTGCTTTTTCTTTTACTACCAGAGATAGTCTTTCAAGTTCTCTTTTTAATAATTCTGGAGTAATAGTCATCTTATTCCTTTGTGTCCGGCTCACCGATAAAGTCGGAAAAAGTTATTGTTGTTATATCTGAGTATTTAGATGAGAGCCTTTCTTTGTGTGATATTACTATCACATCGGCTCCGAATTTTTCCATAATATATTTTAATGGTTCATACATATCACCATCTCCGCTTATGAGTATTATTCTGTCATATGCTTCAGCTCCCTTGTGCATTTCATGAATAATACTCCCATCCATATCGCATTCTTCATATTTGTACTTTATCTCTTTCCCATCAATGTCGATTGTTGATTCACTCTCCTTTGGTTTTTTTAAAATTATGTCTATTCCAAGTCTTGTCATTTCATATACCATTTTTTCGTGTGACTTTGGATCTGTTTCGCTCTTGTCTTTTGCAAAAACTATGAATTTATATTCAAGAGAAGGGAACTCCTCCTTTATTCTTGAGAATAAAACTTCTATATTTATAAATGGTACCTCATACCATGATTTGCTTCTTGGAACCTTTATATTTTCTCTGTCATAAAGTATTAGTGTTTTTGCATTCATGTGTCATCTTTTGCTATAAAGATTCCAAATACTAACCCAATTATAAATGCAGAAGCGAATATTGCCAAGACAATTCCAATTAAGGTATTCACTTTATACTCCTTGTGCTATTTTAGGAGCTACACATAGCACACCCCTACATCATATATATACCACTTTTTATCCTTGTAGATGATATAATGATAAAAAATTGAAAAATGGTGTAAAAAATGATTAATTTTGATCAAATATGGGATTTTATACAGGAAAATTCTGATTTTTTTAAGAAAATATCCAAAAAGGACGAAATAGATATCTTGTTCGACGAGCGAAGATATATTATCGATGGAAGATGGAGAGTGGACCCTTTCTATATGATACTTTATGTATTTAGGCAAAGGTTTATCGAATTGGGGCCTTCTTCCGAGCACGAATTTACCAGAATGAGCAAAATGGCATATTCGTATGGTGTTAAATTCCCTTTTGGGAAAAAGGAGTACGATAAATACGCCGAGTTTGAGGTGAAAAATCAAAATGTACTGTATGTAATAGAGGAATTCCTAAAACCAAACGGATATAAGTTTAAGATTCCATTAAAAGATGCGGCAGATAAGCTGTTTGCAAACGTATCAGCAGTTATAGAGAATGTGCTGCAGGATATTTTTATGTATGAAGGTCATATGTGTAGATATTATGTTGACATATATGAGAGGCTTAGCGGGTTTGAGGTATATCTTGACAATGGAAGCATTTTTATACCAGCTAGATATTTTGATGTAGATAGACCTGCATTTCTTGAGGACAAACTTACAAATATAGATGTAAAGGATATTGTAACTGTTAGAAACATAGATGACATAGATACATATGGAGAATCTGCGTTATCTCCTGGAGTAATATACTTGTCAACTGATAGCACAGATAGCATAAGTAATGCAACAAAATATTTTAGAACTTTCAACATAGATTGCGATGATAAGCAATTTATTTATTCTGCTGTACACTCAATAAAAAAGAGTGCAGATAAAGAAGTTGCGATAGTTGTTGGTGATAATGATATTGTTTCATTTTATGCAAATGAAATTTTAGATTTGTATAGCAGCCATTCATCTTCTGCTATTCCGTTCATGATAGATATAGCTAAAAGCGCATCTGGTTTCAACCCGGTAGAAAAGGATATGCTTCTTACTGCGCTATACAAAGAATTGCAGAAAGATATTGTAGATATCATAAGGCCGTATATAGAGGGCGGAGATAATAGTGACGAGTCTGTTATCTCAGAATTGATAGATAACGGAAATATTGAGTTATGCGCAAAGAAGGTAAGACTAAATGGAGATTCAAGTTCTATAATTTTCTACAATAAGAAAATGAAATATTTTAAAGAATTCACAATAGATAAATCTGGAATAACAAATGAGCTAATACCAGATCTTGGAGGATTTAGATTTATATCAAATGCATGTGGAATAAACAGAGATAAGACTATTCCAGGTTTTTCTAGTGTAGATAATTATATATTTTCAATAGTATCAAAAGTTATACACAGAGAGTTCTCAATGCTTCCAATATTTAGAGCAAAGAGAACTTCAGGGTCACATATGCTTGGAGAGACCCCGGTATATTCATCTTCAGGTATGGTGTTTGGGTTAAATGGAAGGGTATCAAAAGATGGGTATATCGTTGATCCTAATTTAATAAATTCACCTGTTCCAAAGGTTAAGCCAACAAAGCGGTCAGTCGTATCATCAATGAAAACAGTTGTAGACGCATGCTCTGGTTATATAGTTGCAGACAAAAAGGAGTATGAGAGCTTTGCTATCATGATGATGTCATCAATATTGCTTCCATTTGTAAAAAGAGCAAATAAATTTGTTGCTTCCATATCAGGTGCTAGTGAATACGCAAAGGATGGAATAAAGTACAGGATTTTTAATGGTGTTTTTAGAAATGCAAGAATAGTGAAAACTGATTATGATTTCGTAATAAAAACAATAATAGATGGAAGCACAAGTATACTTGTTACAGATAACAACAATGAGATCAAAAAGACTATATGGACCATAGCTCGTGAAAGATTTGGAGATGAACAACTAACAAGATCAAGAAGTTCTGATATTGTAAAAACAACAACAAATACATCACCGCTACTTATTTTCAGCGACTCAAAGATGGTAATAGAGGATTCAATAGTCTTTGATTTTATACCACGTGTATCAAATTATGCAGAGGCAAGGTTATACGACTATGATGATGAAGCTGGCAATATAGCTCATTATGTTATTCATAATACAAAAAAAATAAGTCAAATAGAAGACAGATTTGTTGATAAAGCAAGAAAATATATAAAGGAGAAAAGTATAGTAGATAAAAATGCATATATGGATTTCTTTGAGAAGATACTTCCAGCAATGTGCCTTTGCGAATTAACTGGATATATGCCTGGTATTGAGTTTCACGACAGAATGATGGATACGTTTTTTAGGAGCGCAAGGCTTAGAAGCAATATAAGAATAGACAAGATGATACTTTCTGTGGTTGATGGAGCGAAGAAGGTAGAAGATAAGGTATTCGATATAGATTTAAGAAATTCGCAGGCTGGAGATATGGTTTATGTAGATAAAGCTTTTCATCGTGCATATATAGATAACGATGATACTGACACTTTTGTATTTATATTTGATGTGTACAGGCTTTATGAGATGATAAGAAAAAATACAGATATGTCGTTTGTCGAATTCTATGATGCTATAAGAATGTATGATGGGTATATGAATGCTGAAAATGCATCAAAGAACTGGAGGATAGGCTCAGATAGAAAGAAAAGTGTATATCAGGCATACAAGGAATATATAGGTGGAGATAGGGATAATTTTGCTGCGATTAAGATGTCAAAGTCTAATATATTGTCTATAAGCTGATTTTCACTTGACAAAACGTTGATATAAAGGCTATAATGCAGAATCGCAAAAGCGAGAAAATTAAAAAAATGGAGTTAGACATGAACGATAAAATCAAAATGGTGATGGAAGAGATTCTTGGAGATATCAGGCAAGTTGAGACAGAATGGGAGAACCTAACAAAGAGATATACAAAAGCTGGAGCAGTAAGACTTAGAAAGGCACTTGATTCAATTGCAAAGAAAAAAGTTGAGTTGAGAAAAGAAATGCTTGAGCAGGAAAGGAAGTAATAATGCAGGCACTTTTTGCAGCACCAGATCTTGTCGTGCTCGCAGGTGCCCTCGGAGAATCTGAGAGTGTCGGAGAGTTCTATGACAAGGTTGAAAAACTTGGTGATGGTGACTATTTGGAGAATGTAAAGGAATATATTGAGTCTCCATTGAATCTTAAATTTGGATGGGTTAAATTCGACAAAGATGATTCGCATGTTGACTTCTTTTCAAATTTAGCGATTCTATCAGCAAATAATAGTTATACAGCAAAAGATAAAGAGATCATAATGACGCAAGATAGTGTTTTTGTGTCAATTAATCTATTGCGTGTGTACAAGAACGTTATTGAGATGGAATCTAAAGATGATAGCTCATCTTTCGATGTTGGAATCAGCGATAAGGTTGATTATTCCGTAATGGCAAGAATGGCAGAAAATATGTACAAAGGGGACGAGGCAACGTTCCATGAGATTGTTGTAACTGATAATGGCCCTCAAATGTTTATGCTTTCTGGTGTATTCACTAATGATACATGGTCCATACTTGAAACAATCGGTCCTGTTGCTAGGATGCCTATTGTTATGCAGAGTGAGCCAGCATTAGATAAAGAGTACCCTGGGTTTGTTCTTATATTTGGTCTAGGCATGGGAGCACTTGCACAAATAGCGTCAGCAAGTGACGGATTTCCTGAGCATATCAAGAGAGACTTCATGAAGCTCCCAAGGCAAGAAAATCAAGATGAGACAGATAAGTAACTTTGTAGTAACAAGAACAGACAAAAACCTTCCGGCAGTATTAGATGAATCTTTTACTGCCGGGCTTGTGTACCCGTACCCTCATTTTTATATATTTAAAGGGGATGAAAACGAGGAAGAATATAGCATGCTTAAGCTTAGGCCTCTAGCAGAGAGGTGTGCAAATATTCGTGATTCAAGATTGAATAACAATGGTGTTGGAATAGTCGTTATGACAGAAGACTCTAGGCCAAATGAAAAACTTGTTACATTTATTGCAAATATTATAAAATTTGTAGTAGACGATATCGGAATATCTGATTACAATGTAGTTACAGATGAAATAAATTCAGATAAATATATGGATGTATTTTATATTCCATCAAAAATTGAAACACTACCATCATCTTTCACTAGAAATCCAAAAAAATAGCTGCCATATGTTAGAATGTCACTAAAAGACTTCATTCAAGGCAGCGTATGTCAAAAAAATTCAGAAAACTTAACAGATCATCAAGCGAGACAGACAGGCTTGTAAAAGAAAAGATAAAAGAGGCTGTTGAGAAAAGCTTCCCAGTTGATGGCAATTTCTATAGAATAGACGTATCAAACCTTTCAGTTGAAGAGCCAGATAATGATATTGATAGGGTAAAAGAAGCTCTTGTTAATGGATCCTCTGTAATGTCTTCACTAAAAGGTGATGTTAAGTTGATCGACAAAAAAACCGGGAAAGTGATAGATAAAAAAAGAAGAACAATAATGAGGATTCCAGACTACACAAAAAAGGAATCATTCGTTATTGAGGGGAATTCATATGTAATACCGTATCAGCAAAGGCTTAGACCAGGTGTATATACTCTCAAAAAGAGGAATGGTGAAATACAGTCAATGTTCAACCTTGCAAAAGGAAGGAATTTTGTTCAAAAAATTGATAAAAACGGAGTTTTCAGGGTAAAAGTAGGAACATCTCATGTCCCATTATATTCAATTCTAAAGGATTCTGGGGTATCAGATGATGAGATGAAGAGTGCGTGGGGTGAAAAGCTTTTTGAAGAAAACAAAAAAACATATTCTCCTGCAGATAGTATAAAATTTCTAAAATCTTTTTACTATAACAGCAAGGATATAAGAAAGGACAACATAAAAGATGAGTTAAATGCGGCTCTTGAGGCAGCAAAGGTAGATAGGAATGTAATAAAAAATACACTTGGTGAAGACAAAGAAAGCATAGATAGAGATGTTATGCTTAAAGCATCCAAGAAGCTGCTAAACGTATATAAAGGAGAGGAGCCACAGGACGACAGGGAGAATATGATGTTTAAACAGATTGTAGCTCCTGAAGATATGTTGGCTGAGGCATTTGAAAAAAAATCAAGAGAAGAGTTAAATAAGATAAAGTTCAAATTAAGCAATCCTGATACATCAAAAGTTGAAGATGCCCTTGGAACAGGTAGCGCAATGCTGACAAGGCCTATAAAATCATTTCTTACGTCAGCAAAGGCATCACGTCTTAGCGAGGAGTATAACCCGTTAATGATGCACACTACAACCCATTTTATTACACCTATGGGAGAAGGCGGAGTTGGCGACTCAAGGGCACTAAATCTTGATACCAAAGCAGTGCACCCAAGTCAGCTTGGCTTTATTGACCCAATAGTGTCACCAGAGGGCGCATCTGTTGGAATTACTCTTGCTGTAACTGGGAATTCATATATAGATGACACTGGCGCTCCAGCAATAAAAGTAATAAATGCAAAGACCGGAAAAGAAGAGATAAAAAAGATTGCTGATTTGTGGGATAAAAAGGTTGCTTACCCAATATCTAAAGATAGACTTAAAACAGATGGAGTAATGGTCAGATATAAAGATTCAGATTTTAGGGCAAAAAGCAAGAAAGATATAGATTATATTTTGCCTGAATCTTCTGCAATGCACGCACCGTCTGCTAATATGGTGGCAATAATCGGGTCCAATGATGCAAATAGGGCTAATATGGCCCAGAAGCATCTTCAGCAGGCGTTATCGCTGACTGATCGTGAGGCTCCGAATGTATCTGTAAAAGTAGAAGGCGAAGATTATGCCAAGAAAGTAGTGAAAGAGTCGGAGCATCTCCCGTTTGCTCCTGAATCAGGAGTCGTTACAAAAATATCTGATGGAAAGATTCATATAAAAACAAAAGATGGAACGATGAAAGTTGGGTACGCAGAGAATATGCCTCTTGCAAGGAAAACTTTCATACACCATGAACCAATAGTAAAGGTTGGTGACAAGGTAAAAAAAGGACAACACTTAGCTGAATCAAATTATACAAAGGAAGGCCATTTGGCTCTTGGCAAGAATCTTAGGACTGCGTGGATGTCTATGCCTGGAAATAGAAATGATGGCTTAATAATTTCGGAAACTGCTGCAGAAATGATGACATCTGAGCATATGTACAAAGAGACAATAAATGTTTCCCCTAATGATATTCTTGATTTGAAAAAATTTCAAACATTGTATCCAAAAATTGTTGCTAAATGGGGTGCTGAAAATTATGATCATCGTGGAATTATTAAAAAAGGTTCAAAAGTAGTTTATGGTCAGCCACTTGTTCTTAAGCTCGTAAGGGCTGATTCAAAACAGATAAAGTCAAGGCTTGAGAAGGTTATGCATAAGCCTTACAAGGCAGTGATAGATACATGGCACCACTCTGACGAAGGCGAGATAACTGATGTGTCAGGTGGAAGTGGAGATATAAGAATTACAATAAAAACAAAAAGCAAGGCCAAGATAGGTGATAAGCTTTCTGGAAGACAAGGGAATAAGGGGGTTATAACAAAAATACTTCCAGACCATGAAATGCCACACAGTAAAGACGGTGAGCCAGTTCACTTGCTAATGACTTCTGCAGGTGTTGTATCAAGGACAAATCCTGGGTCGCTGATAGAAGCAGGTCTGAGCAAGATAACAAAAGAAAAAGGCAAAAAATATGTCTTAGAACATTATGAGAAGTCAGATAATCTTAAGTTTATGGAGGAAGAGGCAAAGAAGCATAAAGTTGATTTATATGAAGAGTTAATTAATCCAGAAACAGGAAAGCCTTTTCCGAAGAAGGTATTTGTCGGTAATCCATATATACTTAAGTTATTTAAGGATTCTGAATCAGGCTCAAGTGCAGTTGGCGTTGGTGGAACCGACATAAATGAGCAGCCATTGAAAGGAGGAAAGGAATCTGCAGCATCATATTCAAACATGGAAGTTAATGCATTGCTTGCTCATGATGCGAAAGATTTACTTAGGGAGGCCAAACATATAAAAGGACAGAGGAATGACAAATTTTTTGATGCCTTTAGAAATGGGCTTCCGTTACCTCCTCCATCTCAAAATTTTGCATCAGAGAAGTTCAAGGCGTATCTTGAGCAACTTGGAACGAAGATAATTGAGGACAAGAAAACAAAAGAATATTCTGTAGTTCCTTTGACAGATAAAGAAATAGCAAAAAGATCAGGTGGAGCAATTAGGACCGCAGAAACTATATATGCAAAAGATGGAAGAGTTGTAAAGGGCGGTCTATTTGATGAAAAAATATTTGGAGGACCAAAAGGAACAAGAAGCGGGCATATAAATCTTGCAAAAAAAATATTAAATCCGATATATAAGGATAATATAGCAGCACTTCTTGGAAAAACAACTGCGGAGATAGATAGGGACATAGAAGAGCACGGGTCCGAATATATAATGAAGAAGGTAGATCAAATAGATGCCGACAAGAGGTTAAAAGAGTTGGTGCACGAAAGTAAAACAACAAAAAACCCACAGCTTGTGAATAGAAATGTCAAGACTATCAAAATGCTAGGAAAAGTAAAGAACGCTGGCGGGAATGTTAGCGACTACGCTTTTATATCAAAAGTCCCCGTAATAGCTCCTATTTTTAGGCCGATATCTAAAAATTCAAATGGAGAGATATCTGTAAACGATTTAAATTTGCATTATCAGGATATACATGTAATAAACGATACTCTTAGAAATTCAAAAGAGCTAGACAGGAAAACAAGGCTTGAACTTGAGAAAGATTTGTTTAAGTCAGTTGGGGCACTTTTTGGCACAGAAGAAACTACTGACAAAAAAATGAAAGATAAAGGAGTAAAGGGAGTACTTGGAATACTTGGTGGTGACACACCAAAGCAATCATACGCCCAAAAGAATATGCTTAGAGTTAAGCAGTTTATGAGCGGAAGAGGCGTTATTAAGCCAGCAAGAACAGATATAGGTGTTGATGAGATTGAGGTTCCAGAAAAGCTTGGATTGAAGATGTATGAGCCACATATATCAAGAAGGTTGTCAAAAGCTGGATATTCTCCAATTCAAACAAAAGAAATGATAGAGAACAAAGATCCAAAAGCCATAAAGACTTTACATGAACTAGGTAGAGAGATTCCTGTTGTGTATAATAGGGCTCCTTCATTGTGGAGA